GTCTCAGTATAATCACCAGGAAACAGGCGCAAACCATTCACATACACGGCAAGAGTATCGCCTCCAGGAGTATATGGATTTGTGAGAGTAAATACCGTCTGAGATGCGGTAGCAGTAAATTCTTGTTGAGAAGCAGAAGTAAGAGGAACAGTCACTTCTACTTCAGTAAATGCTACTGCAAGAACAACAGCGCCTTCTGGTGCACCAGTGCTGAGAGTAAATGAAGTAGTAGAAGTCTCATATACATCTACACCCGGACGCTGTAGTTTACCTGCCACATACACATACAGAGTTCCAGAGTTTCTTACATACTCGAAATTGGTAATAGTGAACAGAGTCTGCGCTGCAGTAGCTACAAAGGCTTCTGTCTGAATAGAGCTATTTGCACTAATGGCAGTACCGGGTGCCCAAGTAGATGCACTCATATTAATTCCTTTTCTCTAGTAACCAACCGCAAGAATGTTAGATTCTCTGATAAGCATATACTGCTCAGCTACCATCCTACGGTACTCAGCAGACTGCTCATCAAAGCCAATTGTTTTAAATACTGTAGCTACTGCATCAAATACAATAGCATAAGGATGATCAAGAGCAACCCAAGAACTATAGGATAGTTCAGTAATGTCAGGATTTATATAGCAGCCGAGCAACATGTATTCATCTTCTGTGCTGCTTTTAATCTCAATCATCTCACCAGCCCCGTAGCACACATCTTCTTTTGCTAGGCTATAAGAATCTAATACTTGCTCAGGAGTCAGAATAGTGAAGAAAGCTCCAGGAAGTCCAGAGCCAGAGGCATCATATTTTCTCAAATATTTCAGTGCGCGCCAGCGAGGAACTAGAGTCCTATAATCAAGAGATTGCACATAGGCTACCGGACTCCATTGAATCCCAGTTTCAAATAGATCTTTGTAGAAAAAATCTATTTGATGTGCCTTAAGAGTGGCAGACTTCACAGCAACTTTAGTCTCATTCACCAGATCAGGACGATTGGTGAGAGTATATACATCAGCTAAGAGTTCTGAGAAAGTTGCCATCTTAAGGTGTCCTAGTTATTTACTTATTTCTTCAAATGAGCAAGATTTACCGAAGCTGCATTACCAGCCACACCTTGCGAAGTTGCAGCACTTGCCATTAGAGTGGATTTATTCTCAGCAGTCTGACCCATATCACGCTTCGGATCTTGAGTCAATGCTTGCTGAGCCAGATACTCTTCCACAGCTTTCTTCTTAATTACTGACAGCGGATCAAGATCAGCAGCAGATACTTGACCAAGATAACTAATATACGGATGGCCCTGTTTAATCTCTGCTTGCAATTCTGCTACTTCCGAATCCAGATCAGTGCGATAGATACCATTTACAAAGTTCGCATTCTTTCCATTTGAGAGAATGAACTTGCAGGAGAGGATAGAGCTTTTGAATTGGTGCCACATCTTTTCTTGTTTGTCTGACATGATTAATACTCCAGTGTTGAGAAAAAGAAATGGTAGTTTTTTGGCCAGAAACTACCAAAACTGGGCAGGAGGATTAGCCTCCAGTAATCAACTTCGGTCTGGCCCAGTCTTGCACCAGTCTGGTAGCAGCAAGAGCGTCTACAGTAATTTGTCCAGTATTTGCATCCGGAGTAAGTACTGAAGCACCTCCACCAGTCCTGACCGTAATAGAACTAATATAGCCAGGATCGGTGGACAGCATACCAGGAGTATTGACTTGAACAACAGCCATGATTACCTCCTATTAACCCGCAGCGCCAGCAGTCAGATTGTAGATGATAGCATTGGCCGGAGGATTCTTGATTACGCAAGTCATCTCCGTAGTCAGCGTACCACCAACAGCGTCCAGACCGTCAGAATCGCTACCACCAAATTCTTCCGATTTGGTCTTACGATCGCCAAGATACGCAACAGCGAACGTGGACAGATCAACAACTACTGCCATCTTAGCCCACGAGCTATTCGTATTAAAGAGCGGATGCTCAATGATACGGAACGTACCGCGCGCAGTCTTGATGGTCGTGAATTGCAGACCGTAAGACGTGGCGCCATCAATCATCTGGTAAGTACCATTCAGACGACCGATGTTGTTAAGAACACGTTTGGCAGCACCACCAACAAACATCACGCGCTCATTGGCAACTTTCGGATCAGTAGCTTGATCGAATACAGGATCAAGAGCTGCTTCCAGTTGCGTATAAGTCGTGGTAGCGCCAGCAGTCGTGACGTTTGCAGCAGCATACGACGGCGGATAGTACGTCAGATTGCCGACGATGCTGATGAAACCATCCATCGTGCGGAACGGTTGGCCATTGCGAGTACCTTGCGATTTCTGACCGAAGAAAAGAGCTTTCTCAATGTCAGCAGCATGAAACGCAGCACAATCTTGACGCGATTCAGCTACGTTAGATTCGCCAGCAATAACCATCGTAGCACGAGCCGTGTCAGTAATTGCCCAGGTATTACGGAAGATTTGTGTCAAGTTAGTGACACGAGCCGGCGTAATATTCAGAGCGGACGGACGAGTAGAACCTTCCTCGTACGCATTACCGACTTGATACAGATCGACGTTATCTGCAATAGCAGCAGCGGCGACAGTACCAACACCACGAGTAACTTGCACAGTGGTGGCGGACAGAACGCTATTGATGATGACGTTCTCACCAGTGCTATTCACGCGCATAATCATGCCAGGAAGAACATTGGCAGTGCTAGCAACAGTGAACACTTGCGTGGTAGCATCAGCAACCGCAGCATCCAGATTCAACGACGGGAACAGCATCGTCTTAGTAAAGAAACCGTGTTCAACTTGAACAGCGATCTCCGATGCCAGCATGGAAGTAAGGCCAAACAGCGGCGCAGTTCCATTCGGCATCAACCGCGTGATCATTCCAGCAAATGACTTCTTTGCAAGATCTTGGGTAAAGTCACCCGTATTAAACATACCAGTAAAGCTAGGCATTTTATTTCCTTTTTCTAATTAATAAATGGGAGATCTAGAATCAGATCCAGGTGCAGGTGACGGTGGTGCCAGAAGTCTTGGTGATAAGACCGACGCGAGTTGCAGCGTTTGCAGTAGTGAAACCAGCATACGTCACACCAGCAGCAGCCGTATTCAGCGTAGCAACTTGAGCGGCAGTATTGGTGATCGAGAACTCAAGAGTATCACCAATGTCCATTTCCGGAAACGCTGCGATAATATCAGCAGCAACAGGAATGGTATATTGTACGCCACCAGCAGCACCAGTGAATACACCAACACCACCAGAAATCATCGGAATCGTAATTGCCTGATTGCCAGCAGCAGCGTTGGTAGTGATTACCGGATTATCGGAGCTAGCATCGCCAGCACGTGCGCGACGTTGCGTTCCACCATCATCAAGCATTACACGTTTAAAGCCCATAATGTTTCTCCAAAAGAGTTATTAAAGATATTACAATGAATCAGTTATTGAGCAAGAACTTTTCCCAATCCGTACCAGAATCTTTACTTCCAGGAGTTTCTGCAGGCTTAGGAACAAATGCAGCTCCCAATTGTTCAACATACTGTTTTGCCATATTGGTAATTTCAGTAGCTGTTGCATTGGGATACTTCTGCGTCATCTGAACTTCCAGAGCAGAAATGATTGGTTGTACAGCAGGATTGGAAAAGATCGGGTTTGAATCACGCAGCGTACTAGAAACCTGTTGCTGCTTGATATGGGTAGGCAGCTCAGAGAGGAAGGATTCCCGAGATTTAGCTAATGCATTCTCTACAATCTTAGTGGATGCAAAAGCTGATTGAGCGTACACACCTTGTGCTACTTTGTTCATGCTTTCAGCAAAGGCTTTCACTGCACCTTCACCGCCAGCTGCAATTGCTTGTAATTGTTCTGGAGTTACAGCCTTGGAAAAATCAATCTTTCCTGCTGCTTCCATAAATTTCTTGGGATCTACATCACCAAATACGCTAGCAGGTTTCGCAGGTGCATTTGGATCGACAGGTGCAGTTTGCCAAATGTCCTTGAAGTCAGCGAGTGGAGTTGTGTCCGCAGGTGCGGCAGTAATAGGCTGCGCAGGAACAGTACCGTTCGGCGCAGTATTAGGTTGTGCAGGTGCGCTAGGTGCAGCAGTCGCCGGAATATTACCAGGCGTAGTAGGTGCAGGAGCAGCAGGTGCAGGTTTGGCGCCACCAAAAATATCAAGAATACCCATGATTAAATCTCCATTAGTTGAGTTATGTTACTGTTGTGAATCGTCGTCGATTACTATCTTCTTCTGAACTTCATCGGCAGCATTGATAAGATAAGAAAGAATATCAAGCTGTCCACGAAGGTGCGCTTCTTGTTGTGCGTATTCATGCA